ACACGCTTTCACCTTTCGGTGGGTTCTGGGGTCTACGACCCTCACAGGACTGTTATCACCGAAGTGACAACAATGTAACCGGCTTAGCCGGATTCCTCCTCACTGGAGGAGTCCTCATCGAGGACGGCATCTACAAAGATGTCTTGCAGGAGTAGTCCTGCAATTCTACCACCAATCAGGTGGTGAAGGTGGAGAACCACCTTGGTGACTGGGTCACCCATTAACACACCTCGCGATGTGTAAAATTTCTCGATAGGAACACCGTTCCTATCTAGTGTCTCCACTTGACGTGGAGCAGTTAATGCAAACAAGATTGTTTGCCTGTACCAATTTGGTACTCCGAGTTGCACAAGCAACCGATTCAGCATCGCACCGGCGATGTATGGGTCACAGTAATCTGTGGCCGATTCCCAATCCGTCGACAAGACGGACGTTTCTATCTTCTCATCGAAGATAAATGACGCACTAGGATTCTTGTGCGATAATCGCTTGAAGAAATTCCAAGCGTGATTGGCGGCACCAATGCCGCTTTGACTACTAGGGATTGCCTCTAGTAGCTTAAGACCCATATGAGAAAATGGGTGTAGAAGCAGCGCATGCTGCAAAGTGGACACAGTAATGGTCCTATATTTCCCTAGTTCTGCAACTAGAGATATTCTGCAACTCATACAGTTGCGTTGGTAGACCTTTGAACGGTCTACGAAAGTCCCACAAGCCCAGTGGAACAAACGCTCCCCTTGGAGCGAATTGTGCTCAGTCAGCACTTTACCAGTCTGCATACCAGTATGCAGATCTATTTCCGGAATCTCCGGATTGGCCCTAAGGACCAGCCTAGCGGCTTCTAATTTGCCGCCTCTTTCCTGGGGAACAAAGAATTCCCCAGAATCACTAAGTGAGATTTTACTCACTTTAACGACGCTTTCAAAGAAAGCGTCACGCAGGCGCTCGGAACCCAAGCGCCGAAGAAGATCACCGTAAAAGTGATCAGAGGCCCTCGCCAGAGGACCTTTAATGAGCTCATACAGCTCTTTTGACGACGGAGTCGTCAATATGGCCTTGGTTTTGGCCAGTGTACGATCGTACACAATTCTGGGGGGAACCCCAGACGCTCTTGTCTGTGACATGAGCATGACCTGGTAATAGGTCAGGGGCGATTCGCCCCTTATGAGGGAACACGCGACCCTCAAAGCCGAGAGCTCTCTCGGCACGTTGACTTTGTCAACGGATGACACGGGATTGAACCCGTGCAGTTTGATCTCCTTGCGGAGATTCTTAACCTTCTCGAAGGTCAGGACCCGATCGGGGTCTAAATCCTTGAAATAATCATCAAGGAGCTGTGCCACAAGGCACCGTTGGATCTGATCGATCCTTTTCCAGGACTGAAAGTCCGGGTCGGCCGGAAAGGCCAATACGACCTGCATTAGCACGCCGTCAGCAGTAGCCAAAAGGCTACGTAGTCTCTGGACCGCCGGTCTAGAGATGGGTTGGTTTTTAATAAAACCAAAAGGCTCCCGACCTTCAGGAGCAGAATACCCGGCAAGAAGCCGGGCCATTTTCCGCTGAAAAGCGGATTCCTTGAACTTGCCTTTGGCAAGTTGAGGGTACCAAAAGGTACCCTTCTTGAGAACGCGTAAAGCTGTTCTCACATTGGGGAGGCGCTCAAACGCCACCCGGTTATCGAGGCCTGTAATGGCCCTAGGGAGCGCACACTCCCAAAGATTGTCTGCATTGAAACAGACACGAATTTCTGGGCAAGGAATCTTACCCAGAGTATTGTCAGCCGTGAACAACCGGTTGACTTCGAAGAGAGATCTATGCCTCTCTCCAGGAAGGCACGTACACAAGTGCGTGCCAGCTCGGTCCTCACGAGGACCGGTCCCCCAACGGAGGACTGACGTTCCAGGGAACGTCTTTAGGGACAACAAGTCCCTTTGAGCATTCCACGGCTCAATGGTGTTGTCAAAGCGGACACGCTTTCACCTTTCGGTGGGTTCTGGGGTCTACGACCCTCACAGGACTGTTATCACCGAAGTGACAACAATGTAACCGGCTTAGCCGGATTCCTCCTCACTGGAGGAGTCCTCATCGAGGACGGCATCTACAAAGATG